CCATCCGCTTTACTTCGAAAATCGTCGTAACCTTTTGCGCGTTTTATTTTTACTTCGATTTCGTGTTGACGTACAACCGGCTTCGAACCCGGATCGCAAAGATCAATATAGTAACTTAAATTTATACCGCCATCCAACTGAATTAAATAAGGAATTCCAACAAATAAACCGCTCGTTTGTATATGCTGTTTAACCAACTCATTCGCTTCGCGTGGTAAAATTAAGGTGTCGGTATTTACGCTTAAAATATCCGGATTTCCTGTAAAATCACAAATTACTCCAATGTCTTCGCGGTTGCGTGGACTTATTTCAATGCCGTTTAAAAAGTGCCTCATTTGTTTATTCTAAATCGGTTGTAAACTGTGGTGTTTCCTGTTCGCTTTGATTCGACTATATTCATCGCGCTTTGTGTTATTTCACCCAATGCAATATTTGTTTCAGGTTTGTTTTTAATAACCTCTTTTAAATCCCTCATTTCATTAACTAAAATTGCCATATCCATGCTCGAATTTTCGTTACTTTTTGAAATTAATCGCCCGTTTTGGTATTCCTGAGCTAATTTAGTTAACTGTTCGTTACTCATGGATCCGATTTGATCGTTTAAACTCTTTGGTAAAACGCGTTCGTTAGGGTGCAATACGGCGTGAAATCCGCCTTTACCGTCGATTCCGTTGCCATTTGTTCCCGTATCTTCGGTTCCATCGTGAAACGCCGGTAAACTTGATATAAACGCTAATAAACCGGTAGTATCTGCAATCGTGGCCGCTAATGGATTCTTTTTATCTGAATTCGCTGAAAATAATTTGAATATTGCAAGACCTGCCTCCATCCTTTTTTGTTTTTTTAGTTCCTTTTCCTTTTTTAAATTTGCTTGATCAATTATTCTTTGATTTTCTGCAAGTGATTGTTGAGCGTTAATATTACCGCTTTCTGCTAACGCCTTTAAAGTTTCGCTTTGTTTTTCAGCGGCTGCGATTTCCGCATCAATTGCTTTTATTTTTTCGTCCGATTTCTTTTTAAAATATTCAGCTGTTTTATTTGCGAAGGCTTCAATTGTTTTTTTACGTTCCTCTTGACTTTTTAACTCTAATTCCTTTTCTTTATCCGCCTTTTCTTTTTTGTTTTTGTATTCTATTTCGTCGTATTTTAAATTAATATCATTCAATTCATTTCGCTTTGCAATATCAATTTGTTCCAAAGCCTCTTTGTTTCCTTTTGCCTGTTGTTCTAAGGTAAAATATTTATCATTTACGGCACGAACTTCTTTATCTTTGTCGGACATATTTCGAAGCGTGTTTTCCTCTGTTATTCTTTCGATTTCATTATCAAAATCTAACTTCGCTTGTAATTTTGCCGCATCCGCTTCTTTTTGAGCCTGTAAAGATTTTTCATACCACTCGTTATCAAGTTTATCCAATTCTAAAATTAAATTTGCCTCAATTGCTTTTATTAAAGTTGCCTTTTGTTTTTTATCCGCAACCGTATTTTGAATTTCTTTTTTACGCCTTTCAGCTTCAACGATTAACTGCGTTTGTGCGCGTTGATCGTCGTCCTGAATAAGTTTTATTTGTTCGTCTATAATTTGATCGTGTAAATCAGTTATTTCGACCGCTGTTTTTGCAAAACTTTGAACGTTTTCCCTACCGGATTCGGCAATATCCGCATCGATTTCTTGGATAGTTATTTGCGCCTCTTTTGTTTTTTGAACTGATTCCAAATAAGCCTTTTCAGCTTTTGCGAAATTTTCAGTTGATCCTGTTTTCGACTGCTGTAAATATATTGAACGTAAACCGTCCGTTTCTGTTTGTAATATTCGTAATCTATCTTGAGCGCCCGCCTTTGTAATAGCGGTTAACTCTTTTTGTGATGCGCCTCGTTGACGTGCCAACGCTAACTCAGATCGTGTTGAATTGTCCACAATTTGAGTTAACGCATCCGTTGCCCGTGCATAACTTTCGATTGTTTTTTCAAGTGATTTTGTTTGCCTTTCAAGTAATTTTTGCGCTTTCTCTTCGTCTTGTGTTTTATCTTCAAATAATCCCATAGCGTCCGCAGCAACTCCCAACAAAACAACGATCGCACCAATACCCGAAGTAATCAAAGCCATCCTTAATAACTTTGTCGCTCGCGTGGCCGTTGTTGTTGCTACCGTTGTTGCTACGATTGCAGCGCCCTGCGCCTCAGTTGCTACCGTATTTACAACCGTTGCCGCTGTTCCGGCGCTTTGAGTTGCTGTAAACAATCCCATTTTTGAAGCCGCCGCAACAAATCCGGCTTTTATTTCCGTTAACATATCGCCCAAACCGCCCAAAGTTTTCAGAGCATCGCCCAAACCTGCCAAAGCCTGTAATTTCTGCATCGATTCCAAAACGGCTTCGTTTTCAACACCCAATAAAACCATACTTGATTCCATACCCTGAAACGCCGCAACTCCAATTTGTCCAACTTTTGAAACCGAACCCGCTAAATTTTCCATTCCGGATCCCGCAGTCGCTTTTACAACCGCTTGCGTATCTTGAATCTGGTCTTTTAATTCACCGGCTCTTTGCGCCATTTGTTGGAACTTAGGATCCGATTCGCTCATGTTCATTAACTCTTTTGTTAATGCGCGTAATTCAGTTTTTAAATTCTTTGTAGCGCCCTCGTAATTACCTACATTTCGTTGGTGTTGACCAACCGTTGCATCGACTTTTTTAAGTTGTGAATCTAAATCCTGAACTTGTTTTAAAAGTTGTTGCCCCTCCGCCGTGTTTTCCTGATTTTGTACCGCTAAATCTTTGTAGGCTTTGCGTGCGTTGTTTAATTCCTTTGATAATTTAGCGTAACTACTTGCTTCGTTTTCGGACGCTTTTACGGCCTTTGCGCTTTCCGCTGCGAGCCTTGATTTTTCTTGTGATTCAGCTTTTTGGGTTTTTATTCGTTCCTGCTGTAAACGTTCCTGTTCCTTTTCGCTTTTTATCGCTTGTTGTTTAACCTGCTCTTGTAATTTTTGTATTTCAATTGATTGCTTTTGGATTTTATTTGCTTCCGCCGTTGCTTGCGTGAATTTCTTTATTGAATCCGAACTATCAAATTTAGCATCGCCTAAACTTTGTTTTAACGTGGTCGCGGTTTGTTTAAACTCATCGTTAATTTTATTCAAACTGATTAAAGTTTTTTCAGCCGAATCCCGAATACCTTTGAAAATATCTTCGGATTCAAATAAATCTTTACTGCTAATTTTTTTTGCCATCGTTCATTTTATTATATCGATTCATTTCGTTTTGCAAATCAAAATATTCTTTTGCCGTTATATTTTTAGGATTAATCCACTGACCTAACCATTTAGAAATGTGAATTAAACTTTGTTCAATTGTTACTCCCGAACCGTTATTATTTAGCATCTGAATTAAACTTTGTTCAACCATTTCAATTTGAGTTAATTTAAACCTATCATTTGTTAAAATATAATCGCATTCGTAAATCGCTTTTTTCTGCATTGTTTTTAATAGCTTTAAATAAAGTTTTCCTAATCCGTATTCATTCAAATATGTATCGTAAATCTTTTCCCAAACGATTAAATCATGCTCATTCGTGCCGTTTTCAGCCGTTCTAACGTACTTTAATTCTCCATTAATACATTTTATCCAATTATACAAAGGCAGTTCGTTAATCGAGTGAAAATAATCTATCGATTTCAATAGCGTATCGTCGCTTTGTCTCCTCGCGTAATTTTTCCAAACTTTCTTCCGTAAGTCCGATAATACCTTCGCCATATTTTGTAAATAAATTCGCATTTTCTTTAATTGGATCCGCATCAATTTCGAAATAATCAGTTCCCAACAAAATTAACATACTTTTATAGAAATCGCCCGTATCGAATAAATTATAAGGTTCGCCCGCCTTTTTTCGACCGTTGGTTAACTCTTCAGTGTATCGCGTGTAATATCCAATTATTTGACCGTCTTCATTTATTCCCTTTTCGGTTAACTGATCGTCACGAATTAAATCTAAAATCCACGTTTGAAAATCTTTGTCGCTAAAAACGTGATTCCATAAAATATCCGCATCCATTAGGATTTTTGTATTTCGAAGTAAATCGTTTAACGCTTGCATAGTATAAAAAAAACGGGCTAACCTAAGCCAACCCGTTTAAATTAAAGGTTGAAAATTAAACCGCTGTGAACGTTAACGACCCAATAAAACCGTCTTTTGCAACGCTTAACGTATAATCGTCACCTGAAACAAAAGTTTCTGAAATCAAATAAGTTCCCGCAGGCGTTTCAACAACCGAAGTCGGAACGCCAATCAAGGTATTATTTGTAACATCGAAAATACTCCAATCCGCAACTAAATTCGCACCTTGGAAAATAATTGGATTCAATGCAGTACCGTAATCAAATGCAGCCGAAACCGTAATTGAAACAGTAGTAACCTGCGCAACTTCCGTTAAATTTACATCAATCAAACCGTTTAAATCGTTGAAATTTATTCCAGCTTCTCCCGGTGTAATCATGTACATCGTTGACTCATCGAACAAACGATAAAAATCAAAACCTAACATAATTTTCTGAACTGTTGAATCGCTTGCGAACATAAATTTAGGATCCCAACTTTGCTCGTCAACCGGAATTGGGTATAAATAACCGTTTGATTTAGAACCGATTAAATTTCCGTTTACATCAACGATATAAATACCAAAAGAAACGCATCTTCCAGCGCTTAATTTACCCAATAATGTAGGCGTTGAATCATCGCCCCAAAGTTCACCCGCAAATGATCTTTTACCTTGACGTAAAAACGCCATTCGCCCGCTGTTTGCCTCTTCGAACTGTGAATCCGCTTTTGGCAATTCAACGTTTTCGAATTCCGGTAATGGAAACCATCGTTTTGAAGCATCCGCCTCGTTAATTAAATCGCTCCACGTTGGTAGCGCTGCTGCTAAATCAATACCGTTTAAATTACCCTGATTATCCGTTAACGGAACCATGATAAGTTTAGACGTTACCGACTGCAAAGGAACGCAACCCGGGCGCCCTGTGTTGGATAAACCAACGTTACAATTACATCCTGCCATTTTTTCTATTTTTTTTTAAATTAACATTTACAATTTTCTTTGTATTTCGTGAGTTTTATTTTTAATTCCACTCCGCTCAAATTTGCGTCCAATATGTTTTTGAAATATCCGTTTTCCTGTTCGGTTCCGAACCTACTAAATTCCACAATTTCCCAATTATCCACGCGTAAAAAACTGCGATCACTTTGAACAACCTTAACGAACTCATCTGCTAATTTTGTCATTGGAATTACAACTTGTTGAATGTGGTCCTTTGTGTAAAAATTTAATATGTCGGTTTCGTCTAAAAAAAATATTCTCAAATCGCTTTCCCACGCGTAAACGGATTCTTTACCGAATGAATTATATCGGATTCCATGAAGTAACCAAACTAAAGGCGTTTTCTGCGTTAAATCGTTTGTTGAAATTGTCCATTCTCGGTTGGCTTCAATCTTTGTTCCCGGTACAAAATAGGGCGCTTGTAAATTTATTACTCCGTCAATTATTCCCGCCTGAATCCAATTATCGTAATTAATATCGGTAATTAAAAACGGCGTTCCTTGCGAATCTGTTATTGTCTTTCCTATTCGCGCCCATTTTGTATTACATACGGTTGTAAACTCATCCGGAGCGGGCAAATAAACGCCATAAATAGTTGTATCTATTGCGTTAACTATGCTTTCTACCGCTTGTGAAATATCGTTTATCATAACCAATACGCCGTTGATTTAGCGATCCCCCTGAATTTGTTGTAATTTCCGATTCCTACGTACGTTAATTCGATTATCGCGTCGTCATTTCCGCCCTGAATAGTGAAAGTATCGCCAATTTTATAATTTTTTCCAGCATCTACGATTGTAATTTCATCAATTACGCCCGTTAAATCTACTGTGAAATCAATTATTAAACCCGTTCCGCTTCCACCAATCAAACCAACGTTATTCGAAGCCACGTAATTAGAACCCCCCGAAACAATTCCGATTGTAACGGCTTGCCCTATTGGGGGGTTGTTGTGTCTAATATAACTTTGAATTGAACGATACGACCTAATCGCTTCATTAAAACGCGTGTAAATCATGGAAAAACCCGTATTCGCAACCTCAGAATTTTCGCTCAAAGGTTTAACGTTTCCGTAGGGCGTCATTTGGTTTACTAAATCCTTTGCATATTCAAAATAAATAAAGCCTTTCAACATTTGTAAAATACCTTCCGAATCTAATTGATTTGAACTATAACCATAACCGTAATTGGTGTAAAAGTTGTATCCTAAATCCTCACTAAATTCGTTGAATATTTTTAGGAAATTTGGGCTTTGCGGAACGTTACTTAATAGATCACTTTGAAACTGATTATACAAATCAATTCCAAACAAATTTTTTAAATAACGCGGTTCGTAAATATCAATATAATCTTGCAATTTATTAATATCGTACATTCCGGTGTGCAAAGCGTATTTTCCAACAAAATCTTGAATGCTTAAAATCATTTTTTTTATTTTAGATTTCCGTAACCTTTTAAAATAAACTTCGAAGCCAGTTCACCGTTTATTTTCCAAACTGATCCTTTTGGTAACGTGCGAAAATTTCCATTTCCAATAAATTCGTAAATTAAACTTGGATCCAATTCAACAATTTTTACAACTGTTTCTTTTGTTTCTAAATCTAAATTCAGAACCTTTTTTTTACGTGGTTTCTTTTCCATATTGAACTAAATTATTAAACTTCTAACGCAGCGATTGCAGTTGCCAAATCAGCTTCTACGAATGCAGGAAAATCGTTGTTTCTAATATATTGAACCAAACGAGCCTCTGCAATTATAGTAACCATGTTACGCGTGAAATCGTCGTTTTCATAACCTACTGTTAAATTAACGGCCTCACGAACTTTTACGATTAATTTAGTGAAATCACCAACTAAAATCGTCCCCGCTGTAATATTATTCGAAGCAACTACGATCAAACCAGCTACATTTTCCGCGCCTGTAAAGAACATCGGGTAAGTGTATTCACCAGTTGACGTT